AGGGCTCCTACACCGTTGGAACCGGCGGGGACATCAACATTGCGCGTCCGCTGAAGATCACCGGCGGGTACACCCGGATCACGAACGCGAACTCCAACGTTGACTATCCCTGCACTGAGATCGCGTTCGACCAGTACGCAGCGATTGGCCTGAAGAACCAGCCCGGTCCGTGGCCCAAGGCCATGTACTACAACACCAACTATCCACTGGCGCAATTGGTGTTCTGGCCTGTTCCCTCTTCGGGGTATGAGTTCCATCTCTGGACGGACATGGTGTTCAGCCAGTTCTCGGGGCTCACCTCGACGGTTTCGATGCCCCAAGGCTACATCCTGGCCCTTGAGACGAATCTGGCGTGTCTCATCGCTCCGGAATATGGCGTTCAGCCTTCTCCGGAGCTGAAAGAACAGGCGCGTGCGTTTAAACGGCTCATCAAGGACCTGAACCAGACTCCTCAAAACCCGTCTACCTATGACGGGGCGATTGCCGGCAGGCCGGCGAACGATGCCGGCTGGATCCTTCACGGTGGGTTCAACTGATGGGCGCCTTTGCGTTCGTTGGCAGCTCCTACACAGCGGCAGATCCGCTGCAGGACAACCAGGAATCGATCAACTGGTTTGTTGAGATCGACCGGGATTCCGACGCGAAGTCACCTGTTGCGCTCCTGGGAGCTCCCGGTTGTGTCTCAGCCGTCACGAGCGCTTATAGCGGCGAGGTGAGAGGGGCCTGGGTTCTTCCCGGCAATACTCAATGTCTTTGGGTCATCGGGAACAAGGCGGTTCTGATGACGATCACAACCCCCGCAACGGGGACCTCTCTCGCCGCCTTTTCGCTTCAGACGGTAGGAACGCTTTCGACCTCCACGGGTCAGGTTTGCATCAGGGACAACGGCGTCGGTGGCGTGACTTTGATCGTGGACGGCCCCAATGGGTATGTCTACACCATCGCCACCAAGACCTTCAAGCAGATAGCCGACGCCGCATGGCTGGGCGCTGATCGGGTTGCCTTCATTGATGGTTGGTTGGTATTCAACCAGCCCGGAACGCAGAAGTTCTACACCTCTCCCTTGTACTGGAACGGATCGGGTGGGTTTGATGCGACGTACTTCGCGCTGAAGGACTCCAGCTCCGACAACCTGGTGACGCTGATCGAGAACCAACGAGAGCTCTGGTTGATCGGCGAGAGGACAACCGAAGTCTGGTACGACGCTGGGGGGCAGTATTTCCCGTTCTCCCGGCTTCAGGGCGCGACACTTCAAGTGGGTTGCGAAGCGAAGCACACCATTGTTCGTACTGGGCAAGGTCTGGTGTGGCTGGCGAGGTCTGAACGCGGAGAGAACGTTGTTGTCATGACCGAGGGTTATCAGTACGGCCAGATCTCTTCTCCGGCGGTTGCGTATGCCATCAGTCAATACGACTACGTAGCCGATGCCTTTGCCTATATCTACAGCGAAGAGGGCCACGAGTTCTACGTGCTGACCTTCCCAACTGCTGGAGTGACGTGGACCTATGACTTCACGACTCAGCAGTGGCACAAGCGCGCAAGGTTCAACACGTCAACAGGCCTGTTCGAGCGGCATCGTTCGAATTGCTGCGTGAACTTCGCCGGGCAGAGGCTAGTAGGGGACTACTCCAACGGCCAGATCTATCGCATGTCCCGCAAGATCTATGCAGACGGCCCCGATCCTCTGGTGAGTCTCAGGCGGACCCCTCACGTTTGGGACAAGGGAGAGAGAAATCGGGTCTCACAGAGCAGGCTTCAGGTCGAGTTTCGCCCAGGAGTTGACACCGATCCTTCGTTGAACCCTCAGATGATGCTGCGGTGGTCGAATGACGGTGGTTCGAATTGGTCGAACACTGATTACATCCCGATGGGGAAGATCGGTGAGACGACGCGGCGCGCAATCCGCAGGAGGCTTGGAGCCGCGCGGGATCGCGTCTACGAGGTTCGAGTCTCGGATGCGGTGAACCGTGATGTTGTGGGCGCCACGCTGCGGGGCGAGGCGACGCAGGCATGAGCAACATCGGATTTCCTCAAACTGGCCTGGTCTTCACTGACCAACAGGGCCGACTGACGAGAGATGCGCTGTACTTCCTTCAGTTGCTCTGGCAGAGATCCGGTGGAAGCAATGGGACCAGCACTCCCGAGCTTGTCGCTTCAATGCCGGAAGACGGCGGCACCGAAGAAATACGCGCTCAGGTCTATTCCCTAAAGGACGCGGCCGAACAATCCCCCATTCCGCAAGGTCTTTCGGTGGCCGATGTGGAGGGCATCGTGTTCTCGATGCTTCCCGGGCCTGTGAACAAAGCTGATCTCGGTCTGGCGAACGTCCAGAACACGGACCTTTCGACATGGCCAGGGACAACGAACCTCACCACCCTTGGGACGGTGACAACGGGGACGTGGCAGGCCACCACGGTGGGCGCTGCTTATGGCGGGACAGGGCTTACGACATACGCAGTCGGCGATCTTCTCTATGCCAACACCACAAGTTCTCTTGCGAGACTGGCTGATGTCGCGACAGGAAGTGTTCTCACCAGCGGCGGTGTCGGAGTAGCTCCAGGATGGTCAACGCTTTCTTCACTGACGGCCAATCCTTCGGCCTCTGTTGGTCTTTCGGCCGTCAATGGTTCTGCGGCGACCTTCATGCGCTCAGATGCCGCGCCAGCGTTGAGCCAGTCCATCGCTCCTACCTGGACGGGTGACCACGCTTGGTCAAACGCCAAGATCACGCCAGACCAGTTGAAGGGCATCGTCGGCACGACCACGAACAACAGCGCGAATGCGGGCAGTGTGGGCGAGTACATGACCGCCTCGGCAACGGCCTCGTCAACTGGCACAGGCAAGTACTTCGACATCGCATCGCTCAATCTGACGGCCGGCGACTGGGACGTGTCTGGAGTGGTGCAGTTCTCCTCTGCCGGCGCGACATGGAGCCGCGCCACGGCCGGCATCGGCACCGCAACCGGCGACAACGGCGCCGGCATGGTGTCGGGCGACACGCAGACGGACGAGATCTTCGCCAGTTCATCGACCACGCCGACCGCGGTTTCGATGTCGCTGCCGGCGGTTCGCAAGAGCCTAAGCGGCACCACAACGATCTACCTCAAGGGCTACTCGGTGTTCTCTGCCGGGACGCCGAGTGCTACTGGGCGCATATCCGCCAGACGAGTTCGATAAGCCATGACCACCATTTCGAAATGTCTGTTCGAGGCGCAGGCCGCCCCGAACACTGAGACGACGGTCTACACCGCGCCCGCGGGGACCCGGACGATCCTCGACAAGATCACCGCGACCAACACGTCGGGCGGGAACATTACGGTCACTTGGAAGATCATCCCTAGCGGCGGAACGCCCGCGGCTTCAAACGCAGTCACCTATCAAAAGACAGTGGCGACAGGTGGTCCGGCCGAGACCTTCCCGGAAATGGTGGGTCAGGTTCTGAATGCTGGTGACTTCCTGTCTGTCTTGGCGAGCGCAGCAACAGGCCTGACGATTCGCGGCAGCGGCCGGGAGATGACCTGATGCAGCACTTCCAGAAGTTGAGTCAGGGGATTGATGTACTTCCTCTGCTGCTGGCGATCAAGAGGCGCCCAGAACTGTGGCAAGAGGATTCGTACCTTCGCCACTACCCTCAAGGCCCATTTGGCGAAGTCGAGAGCATCATGCTCCGCTTTCCCAAGAAGGTGGTCTTTGAAGGGCATGACGCCGAAGAGAAGGTTGCTCAGTACAAGGCGAACCAGCTTCCGGGGTTCGATCAACACGAGAGCATCGATTACCCGGCGTTCAAACTGCTTCCTGAAGCTCGTCCGATCATTTTTCCGCTGATGGGATACGTCCAAGGCGAGAGGCTCGGGCGGGTGATGATCAACAAGATCAAGCCTGGCGGTTCGATCTTTCCGCACGCAGATACGCCGGAACACACCGCCTACTACTCCCGCTTCCATGTGGTACTTCAAAGCTCGCCTGGTGTGATCTTCAGGGCGGGTAGTGAAAAGGTCTACATGGAGACCGGATCCATCTGGTGGTTTGACAATTCCCAAGAGCACGAAGTCATCAACAACTCGGCGGAGGATCGGATCCACATGGTGATCGACATCCGTTGCTCGAAGAGAGACTGAATGCTCACCTGTCATATCGAATCTTTCGCCGAGCGTCTGCCAGAGCTTCAGACGCTGCTTCCTGAGCACTACAAGGAACTAGCGCTGAACCAGGACAAGGTTCCCCTGTCCCCGATGTACGAGATCTATATCGACCGGGAGAAGAAGGGCGAACTCCTGTTCATGACGATGCGGGAGAAGGGCGATCTGGTCGGGTACTTCATTGGATTCATTGCCCCGGGGCTTCATTACTCCACGTGCCTGACTTGCACGATGGACATCTTCTACATCCGCAAGGACAAAAGAGGACAAGCCCTCCCCGGGGTCCGGCTGTTCCGAGCCGTCGAAGAGGAACTTCGCCGCCGTGGCGTTAACCGGTGGTTCGTCGGCTCAAAAGTGAAGGCCGACGCAAGCGCGTTGTTCGAGTTCCTCGATTTCGAGCGCGTCGAGATCTACTATTCGAAATGGCTAGGTGACTGAATGGTCGCAGCAGCAATGGTGGCGACGGCGGTGGTTGGCGCCGCCGTCTCGTCAGATGCATCCCGCAAGTCCGCCAACACCCAGGCCGATGCCGCGCGCAACGCGAATCAACTGGCGCAGAACCAGAACGACACGATGCGTTCGGACCTGGCGCCGTATGTCCAGGGCGGTTACGGTGCTCAGTCCCGGCTGAACAACCTCCTAGGCATTGGAAGCCCAACGGATCAAACTACCTACGGGCAGTTGACCCGCGGCTTCACCGCCCAGGACTACTTGAACAACCAAGACCCTGGGTATCAGTTCCAGCTTCAACAGGGCCAACAAGCTCTCCAGAACTCCCAGGCCGCCCAAGGTGGCGTCTTGTCTGGGGCGGCCTTGAAAGACCTGATCAAGTTCAACCAAGGCGTGGCCTCCACCGGCTACACGGATGCCTTCAACCGTTTTCAGACCCAGAACCAGAACACGTATGCGCGCCTGGCGGGGCTCCTTCAAGTCGGTGAAGCTGGGGCGGCCCAACAAGGTGTCACGGGCGCGAATCTGGCGAACACCAGCACCAACGCCCTCATGAGCCAAGGTAACGCTCTTGCTGCGGGTCAAGTGGGGCAGGCCAACGCCATCTCGGGCGGCCTCAACAGTGCGGCCGGGTACTACTACCTGAACAACATGGGCAAGGCCAACACCGGCGGCACGTTCACTGGCAATACTGGCTTGGAGGGCATGAGCCCGGACGAGCTGTCGCAGTTCTACGGCGGTTGAGATGCCATTCGATCCTTCCATCCCGCTCCAAGCCACGCCCCCGAGCCTGGATTCGGCGCTCAAGCCGATCTCGTCTCTTCTGGGGATCCAGGCCGCTCAACAGCAACTGCAGACCGGCCAACTCCAACAACAGCAACTTGGGGCTCAGCTTCAGGAGCGCCAGAACCTCTCCCGCATCGACTGGAACCAGTTCCGCGACAAGGACGGCGTTCTAGATCCTGTTGCAGCCGGGAATGCGGCCCTGCGCGCCTCTCCTGCCTTCTATGGTCCCCAATTGGCGAAGCAGTTCAATGATGTAGCCAAGGATCAGATCACGATCCAGCAGGGCCTTCAGAACTTGAACCGCAGCCAGCGAGAAGACATCGGGTCTGGTCTTGGTGCCCTGGCGATGGATCCGAACCTGAATCCTCAGAAGCTGATCGACTGGGTTTCGACCTATTCGGAGCAGAACCCCGCAGCTACGAAGGTGCTGTTGACGGGTCTGAAGCATGTCCCGATGGACGACCCCGAGAAGATGCGGCAAGCCCTCATTACCGCCCGAAACAGCATCCTCCCAGCCACGAGTCAAGGTGTTAACAACACGCAGATCAACACCGGCAGCCAAACGCTCATCGGTCAAAACAGCCCCTACCAGCCGGGTCCGCTTCAACAGGTCGGGGCGGTGCAGAACACCATCACCCCCGGTCAGGGGGAAGAGGTTCAAACCGACCAGCTCGGGAACCGCTTCATCGTTCAGCGCGCCCCCAATGGGGCGATTCTGAACACGCGACCGGTCCCCGGTTCGTACAACGCCGCACAACCCGGCGCCCCCGGTTCCGGTCCGGCAAACCTGCCTCCTGGCGGAAAGGAGCAGATTGGCGCGCTGTCCGACGAAGTGAATGCAGCCCACGCTGCTGCGAATCAAGCGCCTGTGATGCACGACATCAACCGCACGATCCTCCAACAACTGGACAAGGGCGTGACTACGGGTATGGCGGGCGGCATCATTGCCCGCATCAAGAGCGCCTATGGTGGCGTGGTGCCTGAAGCTCTTGGCGGCAAGGCAGCGGAGACCGGGGCGTCGGATTACGACATCCTCGGCAAGATGCTGGAGCGCTCGGCCCTCACCGCCGCCCAGAGCATGGGTCCTCACACCAATGCGGGACTCGAATCGCAGATCCGCGCGAATGGCTCGACTCAGTACAACCCGGACGCCCTAAAGACCATCGCCAAGCTCAACGACGCCCTCACCACCGGATCAGAGCTGTACCGGTCAGGCATGCAGGCCGCTATTGACAACGCGGGTGGAAGCGTTGCCGCGAAACGGCAGTTCGATCAGGACTGGTCGAAGAACTTCGACGTTCGGGTGATGCGACTTCATAACGCCGTGGAAGCCAACGACCAGGGCGAGATCAAGTCCATCCTCAATGAGGTTGGCGGGCAAGGCTCCAAGGGCGCCAACGCTCTGATGATGAAGAACCAGGCCCTTGAGCGGCTGACCAAGACCGGGCACCTGTAATGGCCGACTTCGATGCTGTCAGCGCCCTTTTGTCGGGGCGCGGATCAGACACGCGCGTCTCCCCTGATGTCCAGGCACAGAGGGACGCGGAACGTGTCCAGATCCTCCGCCAAGAGAGGGCGCAAGCGCTCTCCAGTGGACAGAAGGATGTCGCCGCTGCGGTTGATCGTGAGATCTCCAGGGTAGGCCCGACTGCTCCTCAGCCTCAACAAGAGGACCCGTTCAGCAAGGTCAACGCGTTGTTATCTGCCTCACCTTCTGGTCCGCAGCCAACCCAGACTCCGCAGACGGTAGACGGCACCCATCGCTTCACGCCAGCTCAGGAGCGAGAGGGCGAAAGGGAAGTCGCCGCCAACGCGGTCACGGGGCTGGGCTCATCGATCTACGGCGGATTGAAAGGGCTGCTGAAGGTCGGCACCTCTCTGGCTTCTGGTCAGGGCCTAGACGCCGCACTGAACGCCGGGGCTAACACTGTCACGCAGACTCAGCAGGACTACACCTACCAACCCAGGACGGCAGCAGGACAGGACAAGCTGGCAGGGTTCAACTCTGCCTGGAACCCTTTGTCTCTGCCCGCTCACGTCGGGAATTACCTTGGTGAGAAGACCGCCGACGCGACCGGTAGCCCAGGTCTCGGCGCTGCGGTGAACGCGGGTGTACAGGTTTTTGGTCCGGCGGCGATGGTCAAGGGTGCAAGGTCGATTGGGGCCAAAGGCATTGAAGCGGCGTCCACTCCTAAAGCTCCGCCGAGGGTTGAGCCGGTGATGGAAGGTCAACCAAGTCAACTTCCCAACAATCCCTCCCCGACGCTCAACACGACTAGCCCGGCGCAACCTGTCGTCCAAAAGGCAGGGCCTTCCTCACCGGTCAAGCCTCCCGCGGACAACAGTGTTGTTGTTTCTCCCCAGGAGCAGACGCAGCGGGCGCAAGTCCTGCAACAGATCGGGCTCGACAACGTTCGACGCAGCGCCATCACCGGCGATGCGAAGGCAGCCGCTACTGACTTCCAGACCTCCAAGCTCGATACGCCTGCAGGCAACTACATGCGGGCGACCCTTGATTCAGAGCGTCAGGCCCTGGAGAACCATGCCGACAGCATCGTTCAGGGCACCGGCGGCAGCGTGGGGATGGATCAGTCCACCCTCGTCTCCAGAGGCAATGCCATCGTGGCGCCTTTGGATGCCTACAAAAGCTGGTTCGACAACAACATCAAGACTCTTTACAAGGCGGCAGACGAACGCGCCCAGGGCGTCCCCGCCCCGATGGAGAACACGAAGGCTCTGTTGGGTGGGGATCAGGCTGATTTCCTGGGGACGGTTGAGGGCGAGCAGCTTCTAAAAGGGGTTACGGCCCGAATGAAGTCGCTGGGGATTCTGGGAGATGAGGGAACTTCGGCAACGGTTCAACAAGCCGAGCAGTTGAAGCAGTACCTCAATGACCAATGGACCCCGAGGACTGCGCGTCTCATCGGCCGGATGAAAGACGCCATTGACGATGACGTGACTTCCGCCGCTGGAGAAGACATCTACCAACAAGCTCGGCAGATGCGGGCTCAGCGGGCGCGAGTTCTTGATGATCCGGAAGGCGTCTCCAAGGTCATGGACGCCGATCCCAACAATCCGATGAATCGGGCTGTTTCCGTGGAGAAGATTCCCGCTACTGTGGCCGGGATGTCCTCCGCCCAGCTTCAACATCTGGTGAAAACGCTGCAAGAAGCCCCCCCGGAGATTCAGCCTCAAGCGCAGACGGCCTTGGCTGAGATCAAGGCGCAGTTTGCGAACAAGCTCGCAGAGACGGGGAAGTCTCAAGCCGGGCAATGGAACGCCAAAGGAGTTCGTTCCTACATTCAGAACAACAACGAACGCCTGTCCACCGTGTTCTCTCCCGAAGAAATGGGGAAGATCAACACGCTACGCCAGGCGGGGGACATTCTGGTGAAGGACCAGAGCTACCCGGGAGCTGCGATTCAGGAACACAACCTTGTGCGGGCTGGTGCTATGGGCGCTATCCGCACCGGGGCGGCGGCTGCTGGGGGCGCTGTTGCCGGGCCTCTTGGGTCTGGGGTGGGGGCGTTCATCGGAGACCGAGCCGCGACGGCCCTGGGAGACAAGGCCTCACTCAATGCGGCGAAGCGGCGTACCGTCCCCATCAGTGACTTCCTCAAGCTCAACGAGGGGAAGTGACTTCGCCTTCAACTCTTCGAACTCGCGCTTTGAGTAGGTCTTCGGCTTGTCTCTGAAGAGATAGCCAAACGCCCATAGCAGAAACAAGAACTCCATCTTGACCTTCCTAGGCCGCCTCCGGGCGGCTTTTCGTTTCCGGAGCCCGCATGTTCCAGTTCAACGGCAAGTTTCGAGCCGTCAACGACGACAACACGCCCCTGGTGGGGGGACTACTTTACACCTACGTCTCCACCACCACGACCCCGAAGGCCACCTATGTAGATGCTGGGCTGGTAACGCCAAACGCCAATCCCGTCGTTCTTGACGCTCGGGGCGAGGCTAATGTCTGGCTGGGGACGGGCCCGTACACGATGACCCTGAAGCGGTCGGATGGCACGACGGTCTGGAGCCAGGACGGGGTCGAAGACCCATCGGATGCTGCGACCAGCATCAACACCACGCTTCGATCCGATCTCGCAAGCCAGTCCGATGGAACGAAGGGCGCTGGCCTTTCCGGGTTCAGTCACGCCAACACTTATGCTGCCGGCACTGTAGGGCTTGCCCTTCAGGGCTACATCAACGTCAAGAACGCTCCATATAACGCCAAGGGCGACGGAGCCACGGACGATACAGCAGCGTTCTCGGCTGCTCTGGCGACAGGGAAGGACATCTTCGTTCCAGACGGAACGTACCTGATCACCTCGTCACTCACGATGTCCACGACCCAGCAGAGGCTTGTAGGCGCTGGGCGATTGGCGGTGCTTCAGTTCACGATGACCGTCGCGAACCCGGCGCTTATCTTCAGCGGTTCTTCTGGCAGGCAGTGGGTCAGCGGACTAACGCTGAACGCTTCGAATTGCCCCAAGCTCTTCGACATCAAGTCGCCTCAGGTCCAGATCTTCTTCAACTGGATCACAAACACAACGTCAAGCGGTATTTGCATTTACGGTGAGAACGAGAACGTCGGCTCTGGGATCTACGAGTTCGGCACGCTGATTGGGTACAACTTCATCCATGGTTCGTTTACCACGGGCTCGCGCGGCATCCGCCTCGGCCTGAACAGCCAGACAACGCAGATCTTCGGCAACGTCATCGACAACTTCGAAACGGCGATCGCGGTCGAGAACGCAACCGACAGCCTGGTGATCGAAGGAAACGTGCTGGAGACGCTGATGTCTACCGGCTACGGCGTGGACATGCGAGGCACCTCTGGGTCTCCGACCTATCACAACGTCTCAATTCGCAAGAATCACTTCGAAGATGTGTATGTGGGCATCGCCTGGGGCACCAATGGCGCCTCGGGTTCGACTTACACCAGCAACGTCTACGAGAACAATTACTTCCTCGGGCACTTGGGCGGCACGAACTACTTCCTATCCGCTCTGGCGACCGTGGGAGCCGGGTCAGCGAACAACCGCGTCGAATACAACGACGTGTCGGGGAATCTGACGAGCTTCTTCAATCTCGCGGATCAGAACGGCGCCCAGAGCTTGACCGGCACGAAGGGGAACACCCTCGCTGCCGGCACCTTCGCCACCGGCGCCTATTCCAGCTACGCCTACACGATCCGCGAGCACAACGGCTACTTCGGCGCGGTCACCACTTCAGGCTCGTTCACGTCGCAATCGGTGACGCGCCAGGAATGCGGCACGGTCACCTGGCGCATGTTCTTCAAGTGGGATCCACACGAGTACCTGGAGTCGATCCAGTTCAAATACCTGCCCACCGGGGCGACGCCGAACGTCACCCTCAATCTGCACCAGTGCACGGTCGATACCGACACCGTTGCGTTCACAACCGGCAGCATCACCGCAAGCGGCATCGTGACGCTGAACGTGAACACGATTGCTCTGCCGGGCTACCACTACTACCTCGAATTCGTCTGTGCGCTGGGGGGCGGCACGACGGCATACATCTACCCGGCGCAAGCCTACTTGAGGCAGTGATGAAAGATCATCACCACTGGTGGGACTGGGCTCTGGCTGGAGCGGCTTGGGCGGTCTCCCACTTCGACGCCCCCGCGGTCGTTCAGCTTCTGACGATCCTGGTCCTGATCGTCAGACTGGCTCTCAGCATTCGAGAGTGGTTCAAAGGGCGCAAATGAGAAAGAAGCACCCCCAAGACCGAGGCCCGCAATGCGGGTCTTGTGCTTTCTTCAGGAGAGAAGACGGTACGGACTTCGGGGAGTGTTATGCGCTTCCTCCGAGAACCGAGATAGACGAGGAAGACACGCCGTACAACGTAAGACCAATCGTCGCTGTTGACGATCTTGGGTGCGTTCACTTTCGAGGGAAGCAGTAATGGCTGTCCCGAAAGTCTCAGACGCTGAGTTCATCGAACTCTGGCGAACCCATCAAAGCGTCGCTGCAGTGGCGAAGATCCTTGGTCTGTCGGATCGTGATGTCGGAGCGAGGCGACGAAGGATTGAGGACCGCATGAACCTTCGGCTTGAGACAGACGACCCAAGAGGGCAGAAGTACGACTACCGAAGGCCCGTTGAGTACAAGGCTACTCATCATCTCGGCATCGAGAACGGAACAATCCTGTGCGGGTCGGATGCCCATTTCTGGCCCGGCATCAGGACAGCGGCTTTCCGAGGCTTCCTCAAGCTCATCAAGGAGCTTCAGCCGAAGGCCATCATTCTGAACGGGGATGTCTTTGACGGCGCCTCCATCTCTCGTCATCCCCGGATCGGCTGGGAGCATGTACCTACGGTCATAGACGAACTCAAGGCCGCTCAAGCAAGACTGCACGAGATAGAGGCGGTCGCAGGTAAAGCGAAGCTCATTTGGCCTCTAGGGAATCACTGCGCGCGGTTCTCTTCGAGGCTCGCCGCGAATGCTCCTGAGTTCGCTGGGGTTCACGGCTTCCAACTGAAGGACCACTTCCCCGCTTGGACTCCCTGTTGGGCGGCGTGGGTGAATGACCGGTTCGTGGTGAAGCACAGGATGCGCTCTGGAATCCACGCCACGCACAACAACACGGTCAACTCCGGCGTCTCCATCGCCACGGGGCACCTCCACAGCCTGAAGGTCACCCCATTCTCCGACTACACCGGTACACGGTTCGGCATCGACACCGGGACGCTCGCGGACACGGACGGTCCTCAGTTCGTGAACTATTTGGAATCAGGCCCAGTTAACTGGAGGTCAGGCTTCGCGGTATTCACGATCTATAAAGGTCGCTTGCTTTGGCCGGAGCTTGCCCACAAGCTAACAGATGGCGAAATTGAGTTCCGTGGAACTGTAGTCAAGGTCTAAAATAAAGCGGCCCGAACAAGCGCGCCAACGCTTGCCGGGCCTAACCATTAACCAACCTGTAGCGGAGGTTCGGCCAATGGCTGATTGCCATTTTAAGCGCTGCAAGAAGTGCGGCGAGACGAAGCCAGTTCAAGAGTTTCCGCTCAATGGCGGCAAGCCGCGCGCTCGCTGCAAGCCGTGTCATACGCAGGACGCGAGACGGTGGGCCATAGAGAACCACGACAGATACACGCAGAGGCTGCGCGGATGGCATCAGAAGAATAAGCCGCCGCGGTTCATGGGGGCGCCGATGCCGGATCACATTCGGAAGATTCGGGAACGCGAACGACGAGAAGCATGGAAGAAGGCCCATCCGGAAGAGTTCAAGGCATCCCAGGAAAAGTGGGCCGCCAACAACAAGCACGTTTCGATGGAAGTTGTGCGCCGCCGCCAAGCGGCGAAGCTGCAAGCGACGCCACATTGGGCAGATCACAAAGTTATGCAGGCGTTCTACAAGCTAGCGAAGCAATTGTCGGCCTCCGGAATTCCGCATGACGTTGACCACATTGTTCCGCTGAAGCACCCGCTTGTGTGCGGCCTTCATTGCCCAGCAAATCTCCAGGTGATTCCGCGCAAAGAGAACCGGGCCAAATGGAACAGGTGGTGGCCCGACATGCCATAAGTGCTGACGGTCTAACGCCAACTTGACCACAAACGCCAGTTTGCTTGCATCTATGTGAGATCCAAGAATGGATTTGGAATCGCCATGAAAGAGATCCTGCGCCAGATGTTCACCGAGACCGACAACGAAACCCACGATGGGGGCAAGTGGGCGGCTGCGCTGATGACTCTTACAGGCCTGGGTCTTCAGATCTACGCCGTTGTCGGGAATAAGCAAGCCTTCGACATGCAGGCGTTTGGGGTCGGGTGTGGGGCGTTGGCTGCTGGTGTTGGCGCGATGTTGAAGCTCAAGCCAGAAGCGAAGAAGGAGTAGTAATGGACCGCCGTCAGCAGCTCATCAGCATGGAGGGGTGGTGCCACAAGGCCTACCCGGATCCCAAGACCGGAGGCGCCCCCATCACCATCGGCGTCGGGCACACCGGCCCAGAAGTGAAGCTGGGACTCGTGTGGGATGATGATCAGATCCTCGCCGCGCTTGAGCAAGACGAGGCCGAAGCCGAACGTGATGCGCGGGCCGTCTGTCCCTCCTATGACTCGCTTGACGAGTGCAGGCGGGCCGTGGTTTGGAACATGGCGTTCAACATGGGACGTGATCGGCTTTCGCACTTCAAGGGCATGTTGTCGGCCATCGCTTCTCAGAACTGGGCCGACGCCGCGAACGCTATGCGAGACAGCCTCTGGTATCACCAAGTGCCCAAGCGCGTCTCCAGGCTAGCCCTTCAACTTGAGCTGGGGACCTGGCAGTGATTTCCCTCCTGAGCGGCTTCATCGCCGGAAACATTCCCTGGCGCCTGATCGGCATCCTGTCTCTCGTCCTCGGCTCTTTTTATGGCGGCTGGTGGGTCAACGGCAACCGCTGGGAAGCCAAGGTCAACGCCGAGAAAGCGGAGCAACAGGCCCAAGCTCTAGAAGCTGACAAGGAAGCCAGAAAGCTCGAAACCAAGCGCGCCAGCGTGGCGCAGGAAGTGCAGACCGACTATGCCCAGAAACAGACACACATGGCCGCTGTCAACGTTGCTGCTCGCTCTGAGCTTGACGGGCTGCGCCAGCAACTCGATGCCGTCAGTCTCGCCGCCAGCTCTGCCGAAACCACCTCAAGAGCTAATGCAGAGCGAGTCCGAGTCCTCGGAAGCCTTCTCGCAGAAAGTCTTGAGCTTTCAGAAGAAGGTAGAGAGCACCTTGCAGGAGCTGTTGCCAAACTCGAAGGCCTGCAAGCCTGGGCCGCAAAAGTGTGCGTGAATGACTGATCCAGCGTAGGCTCGTAGTTGCATGACGCTCCCGTTTTCTCTGCGGGCGCTTAGGAAGGCGCGCGGCCTATCGCAAGACGAGCTTGGCCAGCTTTTGGGGCTCAGCCAGAGTCGCGTGGCCAGGATAGAGACAGACCAAGACTCGGTCGCCTTCAGCCAAATATGTCAAGTTCTGGAGGCGTTAGGCGCCGAAGTCTCATGCCACTTAGCGGCAGATTGGGCGCCCCAGCAGACGGCGCTCGATCTTGGCTCAGTATATGTTTTGCCTCATCGCGAACTGCCCTTCATCAAGGTCGGGAAGGCGCGAGATGTGAGATTGAGAGCTGAGCAGATCGGCGCGGTTGACCTTTCAAGGGGCTATTGCCTGATCGCCGATTCCGAACGAGGCGCATTGCGCGCTGAGAAGATTCTCCATCGGGCGTTTTCCAGGTGGCGACTCCAGCCAAATGCAGCGCTGGCCGCAGGACTGCCTATCGACGGGCATACCGAATGGTTCTCGTCGGAGTGTTTGAGGCGTCTTCTCGAATTCGCTCAGCAGAACAAGGACCTGCTTGGGGTCGCGATTGACCGCGTCTGGGACCCGTCAGAGCTTATGGCTGTGGCCATACCATGATGCTGGATTGAGCATCAAGCCTTGAACCGCTCGCGGATGGCGGCTATGACATCGGCCTTTGCCTGCTGGCCGAGCCAGTGCGGGTATTCCTGCACCACCTTCGCCGCTTCCTCTGCTGCATGAGCCATGGCGAGACGGCAAAGAGCGCGCAATTCAGCCTCGATGCATGGCCTTCCCTTGCAGACGGGCGTCGTGATATATCCGGGGCCGACCTCGAAGCCGGCTTGCTCGGCCCACGCTTCGACCAGCTTCTCTAGTTCCATTCCTACTCCTTCGGCGGTTCAGGAAGTGGCATCCAATGGGTGGGCCAACAGTCAGCGTCTTCCGCGTAAGCGCCCGTTTGAACAAGGTCCCACCGACGACCAACCCAATAGCAGACCGACATACCGTCACCATCCCAGAAGAGGATATGGGTGCCATCCTTCGGCGCAGTCTCAATCGGTTGCCAATCCATTCCTACTCCTTCACCAGCGGCACGTCTTGCCATTCGGTCCACCGCTGAAGACCGTACTCATCGCGCTCCAACTTGCGCGACTGGAGGATTTTCCGCGGCACGTAGCGGGCATCCCGCGGGTCTGCGGCAGGCACCATGCGCTCCACGAAGCGCAGTTCAACGTCAACGATCACCATTCCTACTCCTGTTGAGCAAGGGCCGCAGCACAGCGCACAATCGCGCGACGCGTGGCGGCGCAGGGGTCGCCGTTGTAGTCCGCCTCAGCCATGATGCTGCGCTCGTCTGTGTCGCAGTAGACGACTCCGTTGCGGCGCTCTTGAGCCACGCTTATGCCCAACTTCACCGCAAGGCGCAGTGCGTCGCCGTCGTCGGTTAGAGGCGACCACCATCCGCAGTCAAGCCCATCGCTTCCGACATGAACGAAGCCAGCGATGTACCACCTTACGCGGATCCCCGCCGCCTTGGCCGCCAGTTCCAACAGCGTTCTATCGTCCATTCCTGCTCCTATCGGGCATGTGGCGCCCGCATGTCCTGCGGTAGCCTTCTGGCGTCGGCGTGCCGCAAGTCGATTCTTGCCAGCACCCAAGCTCATCGCAGGCCACGAGCAAGCTATCGACGGCCTTGCAGCCCGGGCAGCCGCACACTTGGTCCTCGGGGTCGAACGGGTTCGGCGCCAGCAGCATCTCCGACTCCTGCCCGCGCCAGCCGCATTCCTTGCAGATCAGCTTGTGCATTCCTGTATCTCCGAATTAGCCGGGCTCTCGGTCCGAGATGGCCGGTGTAATTTTGGGTGTAAACCGCTGGCTGACAACGGCTGTTTTCACCCGCCAATGGCATCGCGCTCCCTCGTAAGCGATTGCCCCTAATGTCCGTCACTTGCGTTCACACGGCAGGGGTCGCAGGTTCGAACCCTGCACCGCCCACCAGTGAAACTCAAGCGGCCCTCCGGGGCCGTTTGCCTTTCTGGTGTAAATCCTGGTGTAAACCGGCCAGCACATTCAGGCCCTGGCGCACCTGATCGTCGGCCAGATGGGCGTACACCCGCTCGGTCACGCTGGTGGTGCTGTGCCCCAGGATCTGGGCCACCACTTGGAGAGACACCCCGTTGCGGATCAGCAGCGTCCCGCAGGAGCGCCGCAAGTCGTGGAAGGTGACATCGGGCATGCCGGCCGCTTCGCGGGCGCGCCTGAAGCCGGATTTCAGCCCCTCGAAGTTGATCGAGAGCGGGATCGCCTTGAGCCAGGGGCGCACCGGGGCAATGATTGGCACGGTCCGTGTCCGCAGGGTTTTGGTGTTCCCGGCCTGGATGGTGATCGTGTCGTCGCCGATGTCGGCCTTCGCTAGCTTCAGGATCTCGCCGCGGCGGCAGCCGGTGTAGAGGCTGATCCAGATGGCGGCCCGTACCGGTTCGCTGGCGTGGTCGGCGAGGTGCGCCACCTGCTCGATGGTCAGCGTGGTGGTGCGGGCGTTGTTCTCCGGCAGGCGCCGGATCAAGCCGCTGTAGTCGGTGGTGGTTTGCCCGCGCTCCCAAGCCATGCGCAGCGCCTTCTTCAGCGCTCCAAGGCTGCGGTTGATCGTGGCGGGGGCGTAGTGCCCGGCCATGTCCTCGCGGATGGCCGCGGCCACCTCCTTCGCCTCTGAGGCCCGACGCCCATCCAGCCACTGACCGATCCGGTAGGCGTGGAACTTGGCCGTCTCCGGGCTGCGGAGCGTCTCGGCGTGGCGTTCGGTGTAGTCGGCCATGAGTTGGGCTAGCGGCGGGTCGCCAGGGATAACGACATCACGCTTCGGCTTCGCGCTGTGGAGCGCCCGGACTAGCTCTGCTTCGACGCGTTTGGCATCACGCGCAGTTGCACCTTCCGGGAGGCGGCGGTGAAGGCGTTGACGGCGGACGCAAGCTTCGGCATGCCAACGGCCGTCGGCGTCTTGTCTGATGGGCATTGCTGCGCTCTGTGTTGGGTCCAGGCGGTCACGGCGGCCAGGTCGAACCGGCGCCGGGAGCCGACAAGCATACTCGGGCAACCATCGGCCACCATCCGAGCGACGGTGCGCTCACTGACGCGTAGGTGCGCGGCGAGTTCAGCGGGGGTCAGCATGTGCGCTCCAGGATCATCAATCCGCCCTTGGTCATGCCGCACCTTTGCCATCCGGCCTTGAGGAAGCAAAATCCAGGGTTGCTTGACCGCACTGCTTCGCGACGGACGTAGGTGTAATGCCTGCGATCAGTCCAGACTGCATCAGCGATTGCATCCGCCTGGCGAATGAGTAGTGACGATAGGTGCTCGCTCTCGTTGCGGAAGATCGCGCAGTTGACTCCCTGCTGTCCGCTGTCGTCGGTGAACTTGCGCCAGACGAAGACGGCGTCGGCGGTTTCAGTTCGAAGCACGAGCTTGTCGCCCGGGCCGACGAAGAGTGCGGTGTCTCGCCACATGACCCGCTTGCCGCTGGAATAGTGGCGCAGGTACATGGCGAGGCAGTCAAGGTCTCCGTCGCGCGTGACCCACCACAAAGGGCGCATCGGCTCATCACCCCTCTCCACCCACACCACGAGCGGCCCGAATCGTTCCTTGGATTCGCTCGATTGGCTTGTGAGAGTTGAACTTGACCGTGACGGATCCATCCATCATGTATTGCGTCGCGTAGTGGATTGCCTCGCGCTCGCAGTCTTCTGCCGTGGGGGCATCGACGCTGGCGACCATCACGTTGTCTTGCCAGATTTCGGCGGTGTAGCGCATCATTTCTCCTCCACACCACGAGCTGAATCGATTGCGCCGATAGACGCAAGAGCCGATTCCCAGCCCTTGAGCAAGGCGTCCCGCTCCGCTTCCAGCTCCCGCACCCGCTGCTCTAGAGCGGAGATAAGAGCCAACATCTCTAGCTCGGTGTCGTTTGCAGGTCGGCAGCCTTTGCCGCCTTTGAGGGACCAGTCGATGACGAGAAAGCCCGCGCGCTTCTCGACCGCGAAGGAGAGTTCGGGCAGCTTCTCAGTGCTCATCGGTGGTCTCCTTGATGGGCCAGTCTTCGATGATTGGCGCACCGAACGAGCAGGGCTGCCGATAGGCAGGCCACTGCCTAGCAGGGTTGTTGGACATGGGGAGCCACATTGCCGTGCCGCAGATGTCGATCCAGTGGTACTCCCATCGGCCCCCATACCAGCGGCGATACCACTGAAATCGCTTCAGCAGGTACTCGAACCAGAACATGCGGAAGATGCTCATCCCCGCCCTCCCGGCTGCTGGGCAGCGGCGAGCCTGTCGGCCTCAGGAGCGACGAGGCCAAGATAGGCTCCGGCCGGCACGGATGCGAGCCATTCAACCTGCATTGGGTAGCCGTTGATCGAGCGCGTTTGCACGATGCCCACCACCTGCGCTGCCTGCTGATCGGCCTGGGGGTGGGTGGAGCGTTCCAGTTCGCGAGCGGCTTCGAGCAGGTCGTCTTCGATGTACAGGCTGCCGTGTCGAGACGACTTCGGCACCCACCACCGCAGGCGTGTCAGCAACGGCGCGTCTGGGTCATAGGGGCCGTGATCCTTCTCGCAGGCTTGCTTGTGCTTCTCGTACCAGTCGTCCCCCTGCGCCGCTGGCGGCTGGTGCGAGGGGTGGGCGGGTGCGGCGGCAGCGATTAATTCCTTCGCGTGCTCGAAGCCCATGCGATACCACTCTTGGGCTTTGGCATCCTGCATCGCCAGCGCCTCCGGTGCAGCTGGCTTGATTGAAGCTACATCCACCATCTGCAAGGGGCGTGCGGGTGCGGCGGCGAGCGCCGCCTTGTAGGCGTCGCGCTGATGCTGCAGGCTGTCGATGGTGAGGTTGAGCGCCTGGAAGCCGGACGCTTGCGATAGCGCCAACAGGTCGTCCAGTTGGTCCGTCAGCTCAGCCGCCGCGCAGGCACTGGGGCCATCAGGCGTATCCGACCAGAACGCGATGAAACGCTGTCGGGCCTCTGCGAGCCCAGGCGCCACCGCTTGCTGCGCGGGCTGTGCATCTGATGGGGCGGCGGGGTGGGCGTAGAGCGTTCGAAACTCCCATTCGTCGGGGACCGATTCGCGGTTGACGATCTCTTGCGCGTCGGCTGTCACCGTCTGCCACGGCCACCACTCGCCGGTGAAGCGATTCTTGCGGCGCGCCTGATACATGACCGGCTCCTCCGTCAGCGCCACGGGTTGCTGCGCGGGGGCTGCGAGGGCTCGCACGATGACCCGTTGCTTGATTGGGGAATTCACCCACGCATGCCAGTCAGCACAGCCTTCCGGCGGGGGACCTTCGAACACACATGCTCTCCAGACTTGCTGCGCGGGGGCTGCGAGAGCGGCAACGATCTTGCGTGCGACCCAGCCTTCCCAGTGCTCCTCGTGGTTCGGGGGTGCCTCATCTGCGCACAGCATCTGGTAGACCATCTGCACGCGCGGGTCTTCCCAGTCAGCCAGCGCCTCTCGTGCATCGATGCTCATTCGCTCTCCTTCGGGTTGGTGCCGCTGACTTGGTGCTGATCGGTGGCTTCGACCACCTCGTATTCACCGCCATCGACGTAGAACGAGCGGTCAGTGATGCCCTCGTGTGAGACGTAGATGCGGTGCTCGCTGTAGGGGCTGTGTCCGCGCACGATCAGTTCTTCGCCCCTTCTTGCGCACAGTTCGATGCCCATCCCCGCGTCCCGCAGGTCGCTTTCGCAATTCACCGTGACGCGAATCCGAGATCCGATTGCTGGGCGGGAGTCTTGCGTGCTGCTCACTGCACACCCCCACCCGTCACGAACCAGAACGTCTGCACGCGCCCGGCGTAGCGGCCCGACACGACGCGCGTCTGCTTGAACTCAAACGTCGCAGTGAACGCCTTGCAGTTGACTCCAGCACACAACGAAGCATTCGCATCCTGGTAGTAGCTGTATCCGTTCGAGAACTGGACATAGCCGTAGGGAGCGCTGTAGTTGCACTGGCCCGAGTAGGTGATGCCGGCCAGGGTGACACTGCAAGCTGGAGCCGCCTTGTCACTGGCGTTGATGCTGCCCGCGGTGCCGTCATCGAGGGGCACAGCAGCACACACGCGATCCGAGCTGCACTGCGCGGGCTCGAAGGTCTGGGCTTGGGCTGAGGCTGCGAAGACAAGGGCGAGGAGGGAGAGGTAGCGCATGGGGGTCTCCGGTTAGGGCATGGTGGCGGCGGCGATGGCAGCGCTCGCCTTGGCGGTTTCGAAGTCGGCTTCCCCGTACTGCTCGCAGAAGGCCTTGACCTGACCAAGTAGGTCTTCCAGCGCCTCTAGAAGCTGCGGCGCCGTTGCGATCAGGCGTGCGTCGGCCTCCGGCTCGCCAACCTCGGCGCCACCGGATTCCGGGTGGCGTGAATAGATGCCGAATAGTTCAACGGTTGCGACCTGAAAGCGGGCCGGGTCGCGACGAGAGACAACCCAAGGACCGGGCGTGTACTTGCTCACATCACCCTCCCTTCGAGGATTGCGGAATGCATGGTGGGGGTCATTGGGGTTAGGTCTGTTGTTCTGGGCGCGCAGATTCTTTCTTCGCTCGCCATTCTTCAAACTCGGCTCGATACTTGGCCGTCTCTTCGTCAGAACACGGTTCAATGGTCACGCGGACAAGGCGCATCTCCCCGTACCGCATGCGACGCTTACCGAGCGTGCTTTCGGTTCGGTGCGTCGCGTAGCCTTCGGTTGCCGCCCAAGCCTCATCCCACACCATTCCGGTGATAGGGCAGACCCACGCCCACAGAAGCCGCGGTTCTTTGGTGGTAAGCACAGGACGTGTCTCCAAACTAAAGAATTCACAGGGCCGCTTCTGGTGTATCCGTCAGCTTGCGCAGGTAAAGTGTGTGCGGGCGCCCGAAGGACATAGTTGTGCCAAACGGCTCGTCGGTTTCTTTTTCTAGCCATGGGCAAACTTTTTCGCAGCAGATCCAAAGCGGGCCGAGCATCTCATCCATAACTACGCCTCCCATAGAGATCCTTCCGCAGTCGCCGAAGCAGTGCTTGTCGATCAGCGGCTTTTGACTAGGTGCTTCGAAGACCAACCCATAGATCACCTCTGGCGCGCGCCTGATGAGGTTGCACGCCTTGCGCCTTTCGCTGTCAGTGCCACAGGAGCAACGCTCACCCGCCGCGCAGGACTCGGTGTCGCTCATCTGATATCTCCCAGGTAGTGGGGTGGTTGAGGGGATTTGATTTCCAGAGGGAGCTAACTCGCGCTCTGGAACGCCACGCCGCGCTCTGCGCCCCAAGCGTGAACAAAGTCGATCAGCTCGGCGCATTCGGCTTTCGAGAGCTTCGAGGTGCGTTGAAACACCAAATCCACGCCTTGACCATCGATAGCGGGAACCATCAGCAAAGCTTCTCCGCGAGACCGACACCAGGCCGCGACCATCAGCCGCTTCCAGGTCTCGACATCCCACTTCCGCCCGGCCCAATCGACTTGCTTCGAGATCTCGGTCAGAGAGGCATGAAGAAGCGCGTTCTGCTCCAGATTCCGCTTCTCCTCGCTGACGCTGAGAGAGACGCGGCGGCCAGCAGTGACGCGAGCCATGGCCCAGCGCTGGAAGCTCTGGAGAACAGTCCCGAGCTGCTGCGCGTTGTGGATCGTGATCGAGTGAGTCATGCTTTCACCAGTCCGTTAGCCGCGAGCGCCCGAATGGTCAGAACAATCCATTCGTCCATCAGCTCGCGCTTCTCCTGCTTGCTCCAGCGCTTGCCCTGATCGAATTCGCGGTGGCAATCGACGCACAAAGGCACGCACCAGCAGTCGTCCGACTTCGAGCCCATGCCCTTGTTGCGATGGTTCGGGTGAGCGGCCTGCGTCATTCCCTCCCGCATACAGCAGGCACAGGGCAGGGAGGCCACGGCTCTGCGCCACGCCTCGCTGCGGAACGTTTGCTGCTTGGCGTACATCAGAAGGGCGGATCAGAGTCCTCCATCGGAGGACGACGGGTGTTTGCAGTTCGGTAGACCTCGCCCTGCTTTCCGGCGCCCCGGACCGGAGCACGGTCCTCCTTGAGCTTGATGGATAGGCTCATGTAGGTCCTGCCGTTGCGGTCCTTCTTGAGCCACGCGGACAGCCAGAAATCGACGCCGCCGACGTTGAGTTGGCCGGTGTAGTCCGGGTGCTTGTCCGTCTCCTTGCGCTCGTTCTTGAAGAGGGCGCCGGTGTCGGTGTTGTCGTACTGGGTCATGCTGCTTTCTCGTGGCTACGTTCTTGCTCTGAAAGGCGCTTGAGTGCGCTCCTGAGTGCAGGATGAGGGCCGAAGATCGACCACAGCGCCATGCGGGCGTTGTTGGCCAAGTCAACGTCTCCGCCGCCTACCTTATCGACGCAGGAGGTGACCTCTTCGTAGGCGCCGAACTCGTTGCCCTCATTGAAGGCCTGGATGGCTGCCTGAGCGGTGGCGCGGATCAGCTTGGCCTTCTGAGGCGTGAACAAGCTCATTGGATCCGGGCGAGCGTCAACCTCATGCGAGGTAGCGTCTGCGTCGTTGTCGCCCTCGGTCGGGATGGCGAAGGCTTGGAAGGCCGCGTACTTGTAAGCGGCGCTCATGGCCTTGTTCGTAGCCTTGTCGCCACGGTCCATCGCCTCACCGAACGTCCGGACGGTGTGCTTGGAGCCATCCTCGGCGCTGACGAAATCGAATTCGGCTTCGACGGTCACGTAGAAGAGGGCGCCACCCTTTTGGCTCTGACGCTCCTCACAGGACCGTGAGACCATCCGAGGCAGGATGCACAGGCCGTGCTTTGCGAGCAGCGGCGCCAGTGCGTTGTAAACGGCGTCGATGCCTCGAAACTTGTAGCCGTCGAACTTGTTTTCGCTGTCCTTGCCGATCCCGCTCTTCGAGAGTTCCGCCTGAACCGCTGCAATCGCTTTGTAGACTTTCATATTCCTCTGTCCAATCTGGTCCGAGATTTCCTGCGGGTCCGGGCTTCACCGCCACGTCTCCACATCAGCCACGAACCGCAGAAACCACCGCTTGACCTTCCCGAACAACCCAAGAGGCGTTTCCTCGACAGGAAGCTGACAAGCGTCTCGGTTGGGGTAACGGCGAGAGTCCTGCCCGCAGTTCCCGGTGCAAGCAGGAACGATGTTGCGAAGGGCGTCGTCGTGAACCTGGCGGAATGGATGAACGCTCATGAGAACCTCGCCACAACACAGGCGCCAACCGCCAGAGCTACCGTGATGCCGTAGAGAAGCCAGCCGACTCGGTTCCGTGTGTAGGAAGGCCGGTAGTAGCCGCCGTTTTCAGTTGCGAAGTCGTACGGGTAGTGCTTCATTGCGTGATCGTGATGTCGATTCGAGTACCGTCTTTGCAGATAGCTCGTGCGGTGTTTCCTGACCCACTAAAGTCGGCTAGAAATGCCACGCCGCCAGCTTTCTCGCAAAGCTCTTCGGCGCGCTTCCATACCTCCGGCTTTACAGCGCAGGCAGCCAAAAGTCCGGCCACCGCGCAGGCTACGAAGATCACGACGAAGATCCGGTGATCTGGAGGCAGAGCGAATTTCATTTCGTGCAGTCCTCTTGGTCGCAATTCAACGGAAGGCGGTTCTTCGTCCCCTCGTCAGGATTGCCACCACAGCCGAACACCATCGCCACGATCAAACCGATCAAGATGCACATCGCGACTTTGAACAACGGTGTCATAGCGTTCCCCAGTTGGTCCGACGCTCCGGCCGCTGCCAGTGCATGACGACTGGCACGTACATGGTTCGAGTGCCCGTCTCGCGATGGATGGGGCAGTGGCTCATGTGCATAGCATCGAGTTCTGCTGTCTCGACGGCGGCGTAGTTCTGGCAGGTGCGGCGAAGCTCACACCCAACTCCGTAACACGCGATTAGTTCAGTCATTTGTTCCTCACTGTTGGTTGGAACTTATGGAGATTCGCTTTTGCCTTGCAATACGCATCGTGCGCTTCTTGGGCGGTATTGAAATAGCCCAAGTGGACGCTGCTTATCGTGGCGACCCATTTTTTGTTTCGCTTATGCCAAGTGGCACCCATAAGCCCCGATGTGTTTGATTTCGGGAGTTTCTTGTTTTGGGCGTTCTCAGCGTCCGAGGCCTCTCGAAGATTCAGCAGTCGGTTGTCGCTGGGATTCCCGTTGATGTGGTCGAGCTGCGACTCCGGCCAGCGACCATGGACATAAAGCCAAGCAAGGCGGTGCGCTTTGTAGAGTCGAAAATCGACCTTGATAACCACGTAGCCGTACGAATCCACTGCGCCCGCCTCATCGCCAGCGCGCGCCCTGGGGCCTCTTGAGTGCTTCCAGGTAAAGATCCCGGAATCGGCGTTGTAATGAAGCAAACGGTGCAGGCGCTCTTGCGATACAACAGGCGCAACGTCAGGCTTTGATGGAAGGGGGCTCTTGCACGGAATCAGCTCGTTCATACGGCCTCCCCGCAGAACTCAGCCACCCAGGCCAGCTCTTCCGCGATGTCTCGATGCGACTTCAGGTGCTTGTTTTTCAGAACACCCTCTCGCAGCGCATCCAGCACAGCAGCGACTTCCTCTGGATCCACATCAAGCCGAGCCAGCCTGTTCGCCATCTCCACCACTTCATAGCGGACGGTTGACCTGGCGTCGTTCGCTGCTTCGAGGATTGCGCTCATCTCGATCTCCTGCGGGGTGGTGTTGTCGTTGGAGATACTGTAGCAAACGCTACCGACATGAGCAAGAGCAAATGCTACTGCGGCACTAGGGATTAACACCTAGGCGCAAAAAAGCCCGCTCGCGGCGGGCTGATGTGGGGTGGGATTGGCTAGGCTCGGCCGAGTAGAGCGCGGATCACGCGCAGGATCAGCCAGCCAGTGCCGTTGATGGTTGCAAGGAACAGGATGGCGATGCCCAGACCCGTGGCGCCGCCTTCACCCGCTCCGATGAGCAGGACGGCCATGCAGACCGCGAACCAGAACCAGGACAGTGCTTTCGCCATGGATCCCTCCTAGATGCGCTCGCTCTGCTTGTGGACAACCCGGCCGATGATGAATGTCCCCTCGTGGACGCGCTTGCGGGGGAATCGACGCTGGTCGGGGTTGTCGCTGACCAGCCACCAGGCGCCCTCGTCTCGCACCAGGCGCTTGATGACCAGCTCGCCCTCGTAGTTCACAGCGTAGACCGTGGCATCGATAGGCGCGGTGTCAGCGGTGTTGACCACCACCGCATCACCCCCGTACAGACCCGGCTCCATGCTCTCTCCCGAGACCATGACGGCGAACATCTTGCGCGGGTCGTAGCCGTTGACCGCATACCAGTCTCGGTGAAAGACCATCGGCTTTGCGGTGTTGTCGAGGTATTCCACCCCGAAGCCCGACGCGCCAGCGGCGAGCTTGAACTTCACGAGAGGCACGGTTGGATACTCTTGGTTATCTTCCAGCGGGACTTCTGCTGGACTCCCATTTGTACCCATTGCAGCACGATCTACAAAATCCTGCTGTGCAGAACTGACGAGCTTAAGCTGCGCTTTTGCCGTGATCGGGAGAGAGAACCATCCGTTGAGCCCCGTCAAGGACTCGATCTTCAGGATCGTGTCTTCCTTCACGGGGCGCTCGCCTCTGAGCATCTGCCCGACGAAGGCGCCGTCTTTGTAACCCAAGGCGCGGCCCAGGGCGGCCTTGTTCCCCTCGTACTTCTGATTGACGGCGTCTAGTAGTCGCTGGCGACGCCAATCCTGGGTTGGATCCGACATGGCTATAGCGTAGCAGCCGCTACGCGAGCAAATGCTACTTGCAAAGTCGGTAGCAACTGCTACCATTGCGGCAAATGGAACTGAACAAGTACCTGCTACAGCCTGGGTCACTGTCAGTCTCCGAGCTGCGGGAGCGGATCGGGGCCAAGAGTGACGCACAGATACGCCAGTGGCGCCACGCGTACGGCAAGCGTAAGCCGGACCCAGTGTACGCCGTCCGCATCGAGGCGGCGACCGAGGGCAAGGTAGCTCGCTGGGACCTTCGCAGCGGCGACTGGTTCGAGATCTGGCCGGAACTGATCGGTCTTCAAGACGCACCCCGTGAGCACAAGGGCAAGGCAATCACTGCGCCTGAAGGTCTTGTCACGTCGAAGCGTCGTCGCCGTTCCACCCACCCCAACAAGGAGTAGCGCCATGCGCACGCCGAATTCCTTTGATTCGCTGGACCCCATTCCCTCGAAGCTGGGTTGCAAATTGGAAGCGCCGCGATCAATTAGCAAGGAACGTAGGAGGCTCGTTGACAACTGGATTTTCGAAACCGCCGACCATCGGTTGGTCGTTGATCTGCCGACGCTCACCTGCCAGGAAGTGACCGAATCCGACTGCCGCCAGATCAAGACCAAGTCTGAATACAACACCTTCATCGAAAGACAGAAGGAGTTGGTGAAGGAGGCGGCGCAAACGACCGTTGTCGGCTTGCAAGTCGTCACTACGGCCTCGCTCGATGGGCTGAACGTTGCCCCATTGGTCGGCACCACGATCACCGTTCGCCTGCCGAAGAGGTACGTACGTACGACGCTCGGTGATCTGCTCCCCTCTGTCGTCCAAAGCGGCGACGAGTAACCCTCAAAGGGCCGGCCAACATGACGACGCCACGTTCCCGGAAGTTCCGTGGAGTCGCCACGGCTGTGGAAGGCAGCCGGCCCACCCAATCCCCTTTGACACGCGCTCCGCAGTTCGTCGGGCGCCGCTCTTTCGTTAATGTCTCCCACGCACGTCCCTCCCTCCCGTGCGTTCGGCCCAGCGCCGTTAGGTCCGACGAGAGCGCGTGTCTTTTCTTCTTTCGTGGCGTGCTTGTTCATGACGCTCATTTTTTTCCATCCCATTGATAACGACCGAGAAAGGCCGATACGAGATGGGTACGCGTGTTATCAAGCAACCCGAAGCCAAGCCGTCGAGCGCCCAGCTCATGCTTGACTTTGACCCCGCCATGCATGAGCGCTTCCGCTGCCTGCGGGAGTGCGTGGCTCAGGGCGTGTACCAGCGTGGGCTAAGCCGGGTCGCGATTGATCTGGATCTGGCGCCCTCAAATCTGAGTGTCCAACTCAGTGAGGACCCCTCCCGCCGCTTCAGCGTGGACTCGCTGGAAACGTACATCGAGAAGACCGGCGACACCACGCCGATCTACTACCTGATCTCCAAGTTCCTGGCCGACGAGCGCGACGTTGAGGCGGAAGCCCACGCCGAGCTGATGGCCGCGTTCAAAGCCATGGCGCCGAAGCTCAAGCGCGCCGGACTGATCTAGGAGGACCGCATGAACTGCAAGCCTGGTGATCTGGCTGTGATTGTGTATGGGCCGAGTTCGGGGAAGGTCGTCCGCTGCTTGCGAATCATTGGCAGGTTCCGAACCGTCTACCCAGGGCGCTCCGAGTGGACGGATTGGTGGTGGGCCATTGACCGCCCGCTGCCCGCCGTGGATGGGTCCGAGGTGTCATGCGAATGCAATGACTCAATCTTGCGCCCCATCCGAGACCAAGACGGAGACGAGTCCTTCATCCGCAAGGTCAGCGTAGACGACCAGATCAACGTCCTGCGCAAGATCAATCAACGCAAGGTGAAAGCATGAAAGACACGCAAGGCCGCCGTCTCATTGCCGTCCTCAAGCGCAAGAGCATGACAACGATGGAGATGCTGTCCCTCGGCATCAGCGTTGCGCCGTGGAAGCGCATTGCGGAGCAACTTAGGCCCGACGAGCACTTGGTCAAGCGCAAGAATGAGCGCGGGCTGACCGTATATCGCGTGGTTCAGGCAACGCGCTGGACAGTTTGAGCATGGAAAAGATGCCCATCGAGCAGCAGCTGATTCTCCACTTCGAAAGACAGGAGAAGGTCAAGCCACTGGCGACGGCCATCCTTCGCGCTCCCGATTGGAGATCGCGACTGGCCGCCATCCAGAGCTATTACGCGTTCGTTCGCCTGGACTTCTATCAAGTAGAGCCTTGGCAATGGGCTTACGACCCCTACGAGGTTGACTGGCCGATGCTTTTCACCCCCATAGAGTCCGCTCTCTGGTCAGATATCCGAGCGCTCGGCATACCGATGTACCCCCAATACCCTATGGAGGTGGAGGGCGGGAAACACTTCTTCGCTGACTTCGCCAACCCCCGGAGGCGAATTTCCTTCGAATGCGACGGTAAGGCTTTCCATGATGCGACGCGCGACCGCGAACGTGACCGGCTTCTAGGTGAAGCTGGGTGGAAGGTCTTTCGCTTTAGCGGGACCGAATGCCGGGGAGATGAGGTGGCTCGCCAGCTGGAGAAGCTGGCGCGGGCGTACCTGCTGCCGGAGACAGAGCAGCCGAAGCCAAAGCGCGAATGGCTCCGCGGTGGGTTTGACGAATAGCCAGACGCGAACCCACGGGTTATCTGTGATCGTAGATCCCGACTTCCTCGACCACTGGCGCACGGGCATGGTGATCTCGACGCTGAAGGATCCCTTCGCGCCGTTCTACATCCTGCGCATCTGGGGTCATTGCCAGCATCGCAAGAAGGATCGCTTCGAGGGCATGCCCGCCGAAGGCCTCGCGTCACTGTGCAAGTACCAGGGCGAGGATCCTGCGGCGCTCGAAGCTGCGCTCGTGAAGTCCAAGTTCATCGCCAGAGAGGGCGACGACATCCTCGTGCTCGACTGGGCCGAGAAGAATGCATCCCTCTTGGCGGCTTGGGAGAACGGCAAGCTCGGCGGCAGGCCTCCAAAACCCAGAGGAAACCCAGAGGAAACCCACGGGGAACCCAGAGCGAACCGGATCGAAACCGATATAGATAGAGAGATAGATATCTCTACCTCTCTTCGTTCGGTAGAGAAGCCGCGCAAGCGCGGCGCGCGGACATGCCCAGAAGACTTCGATGTCACGGACGAAATGATCCTATGGGCAGCCAAGGAAGCTCCGTTCGCTGATCTCGACCGCGAGACGGCCAAGTTCCGGGACTGGGAGTTCAAGGACTCAAAGACCGACTGGCCCCGCGCATGGCGGCGGTGGATGCGAAAGGCATCCGACGACGCGTCAAAGGCTCGCGCTCAGCCGCCCCCGGCCGAGACCTTCCGCGAGCGAGACCAGCGCATAGCGGCTGAGAGGGTGGCGCAACTAGGCGGCGGTGTGGCTGCCAAACCGAAGCAAGAGGTGATCGATGTCTTTGCCAGACGCCTGGATCGGGAAGATCTTCGACAAGATGACCGTGACCTACGGATCGGCATGGATTCGGATGTGGGAAGGGGTTGACCCTGCTGCGGTCCGCGCGGATTGGGCACATGAGCTTTCGGGCTTTCAGCAGAACCCGGACGCCATCAAGCATGGCTTGGCCCATCTTCCGCCGTCTAAGCCGCCCACGGTGCGCGAGTTTCGCGAGCTGTGCCGTAAGGCTCCTCCTCCGGTGTGGAAGCAGCTTCCGGCGCCAGAGGCCAACCCAGAAGTCGTCGGCCCGATCATCGAGAAGCTCAAGCGCAACTTCCTCGGGGGCAAGGCATGACCCCGCAGCATCGCGTCGCCTGTATGGGCGGCTGGTGCACCCAGCGCGATCACTGCAGCGCCTACCACTCGATTGATCGCCGTTTTGTGGCAGAACGGCTATGCCCGAGGGGCATGGAAACGCCGTCTCAGGTGCGTCCTGTATTTGTCGTGAAGAGGGCGGCTGCATGAAAGGCACGCTCAAGGCGGTTCGCGACCGCTGCACGGATGACGGTGATTGCTGGATATGGACTCAGGGTGTGCACCCGAAATCACTCCAGCCTCAGGCAACCATCGACGGGAAGGGCGGCCAGCTCGTGCGGCGCTGGATCTACGCCCAGCATCACCGAGTGAACGCGCAGACCCGCGTGGTGACGACATGCGGCCACCGCTTATGCCTGAACCCGATGCACCTCAAGGCGATGACATTTTCTGAGGTGCTGCAGCGGTCATACAGCCAAGGCGCCAGATCGACTCAAGCCGAATACGTCGCTCGCTTCAAGGCCGCTGAAGCGGCAGGGATGGTCAAGCTCACCCGCGAGCAGGTGAATGAGATTCGTCAACGCATTCGCAACGGCGAAACCATCGTCGCCCTCTCGCGCGAGTTCGATGTCTACGAGACAACCCTGCGCAAGATCAAGTACGGCCGCTCGTGGCGTGAAGAGGCGCCGAACGCGAGCGTTTTCTCATGGAGGCCCGCATGAACGAACACATCTATCCCGAGCGCTGGACATTCCTCGTGACAGGTGGAGTGCTGGGATTTTTTATCGGCTTCATCTTCGCGACGGTGATTCTGTGAGCTGCCAATACTGCATCGAAGCCCACAAAGACCCGATGTACCCCGCATACGACCTCGGATGTTTCGAGTGCATGGCTCGAAGACTCGCCATCAGGATGAAGCGCGGGGAAGTGACCGAGAAGCACGCAGAGCTTGCCATGGAAGGGTTCTTCCGGCAGCGAGTAAGTGAGGCGAAGCAGGAAATGCAATTCTGGAAAGAGAGGATCAGATGATGGAGACGCCGACTATCACGAAATCGGCTTACGCAAGTACGTCCACGGCCGGCAATCAGCTATTCATGGACGCCGCGGCCCAACTAAGGGCGGCACCATTTCTCAACCAAGCCCTGGCGCAACAGCAGCAGGCAGCCCAACCCAAGGAGCAAAAAGTGGCAGCACGTATCGTCAAAGTCTTCATCGCCGATCCGAACGAGAACATTCCTCTGGAAAAGCGCGTTCTTTACTCCGGCGACGAGAAACTGACCGACCTCACGGATCAAGAGCTGTTCTTTGAAGTCCCCATCGCCGACTTGCTCGGCAGGCACAACGACTATCGCAAGACGGTGATGGACAAGAAGCAGGCGGAGAAGTTTGGGCGCGACATCTTCCTGGAGCCCGCCCGCATTCGCGATCTCAAGATGGTGGTTGTGGACGTCGCCCAATTCTGAGCTGTGCGCTGGGCTGCTCGCTCCGACGCCAACTCGCAGGAGATCGTGGATGCTCTGCGCGAGGCCGGGGCTGTCGTCTGGCACATCAAGTGGCCGTTTGACATCTTGGCCGGATACCGAGGGCAGACGATCTGCATCGAGATCAAGAACCCCAAGGGCAAGAACCGCCACACCGACGACCAGAAGAAGTTCATGAGCACATGGACAGGCGGCCCAGTCGCAACAGTTCGGGATGTAGAAGGCGCTCTAAGGGTGCTTCGAGTAGTGGAGAAGGCCGAATGAAGAAACTGCAGCGAATCAACATCGAGGCATATACCGGTGTGCATTGGGTTGGATGCAATGGCTGGTGGGACTTCACGTTTTGCATTCTTGGATTCGGATTCTCCGTGGGGCGCCCAGGTGCGGGCGACCGCGTTCATTGGATCAGGTGGAAGCCACGCATGGAGGTTCAATTTGAAGCGTGACGCACTAGATTTCTTCGAGATTCGCCCAGCCCATGCCGAGATCCACACTCGACTGCTGAACTGGGCGCTCTGGTGCCGTGGAGGCGGTAGGCGCTCCGAGGTGCTATCCATGTTCCGCGAGTACCGGCACGGCTATGAAGAGCCTCAACCCGGCTCCAACGTGGACAGCCTGGACGGGCACACGGTCGAGAAGATGGTTGTGAGGCTGCCGGAGAAGCACAGGACCGTGCTCCAGTGGTGGTACGTGAGGCCGTACATCCCAGTTCAACGGGTCAGAAAAGCTCTAGGGCTGACCACACCAGCGCTGTACGAGCTGGTGCATGACGCTAGGGCGATGCTGAGGAACAGAGGCTAGGCAACTGCCCGAGAAGAGGGCAATCAAGGAGAGCGAAATGGTAGATCCGGTACAAGTTATGTCCTTCGGCGACCTGCGCCGCTCGATCATCAATGACATTGCAGCAATTCGTGACGGGCGCCTAGAGGTATCCCGAGGGGGCGTGATGGTCGGCCTCTACAAAGAGTTGAACAACAATATTCAGGTCGAGATCAACGCGACCAAGATGTCACTGGCTACGGAAGACCGGGCGCACAAGTTCGGTCGTGTTGTCAGCATGGGGCGCCGTTTGATCGGCAACGACTCAGGGCAGGAATCGTCGTGAGGCTGCGGTACGAGTTGCCTTGCGAGATGCGCCCTGCTGCCCGCATCCGGAAGTTCATGCGCAGGTTGAGTCGGGAGCACTGGGTAAGCCCGGAGGAATACTCGCGCCTACTTGATCTACTTTGCGCCAAGTGGTCCGGCAACCCAGATTTGACCTGGCGCAGGGCCGTGATACCGGAGTGCCTGAAGCTCGGGATGATCGCGGGCCGCCCGCCCATCTGGAGTTTTGAGAGTAACGGAACCTATGCGCGCATCGCGAGACGAGAAGTTGCACGTTGGTCCTTGAGCAGTCTCCCCGAAGCCGACATCATGCACTTCCTCGTCCGAGCCAGGAACTATGAGAATTGGCGGACTCGTTTTCAACCAAGGGAGTAGCTATGCCAGCACCAAACCATTTCATGTTCGCCATCACTTCAGGACGGAACCCTGGAAACGACTGTCAGATAGGGGTCTGGAGCGAAGCAGACCAGGGCTATCTATTTGGAGACGGTGACATCATCCCGTACCACGAAGACGGCATACACGACGCCAAGACGACGATGTACTACACGCTCCATCAGTTCGAGCAGGTGTTGAACGAACTGCTGATCCGAGGCGAGACCCTCTCATCAAAGGGCTGGAAGCCGATATGGATCAACGCTTGACAACGCCATAAAGACCCTTTACAGTCGCGCGCAACCGACGCGGAGTCCGGCCTTACTGCTAGCCTGATGGCTGGCAGCGGCGTCTCCAAGTGGTTCGGCCGCCCGGCCCGACAGCAGAGGCGGACAGCCGGAAAGACGGCGCCTACACAGCCCCTCGTCAGCAATGGCGCGGGGCTTTCTCATTTGCGCTTTATGGCCTGGGAACGGGCGATGAAGGGTCGGAATCGGCCGAGGCGCAAACCAGTCGCCGCCCGGTGAGCAATGCGCCCATCTACGCAGTTGCCCACGCGCTAACGCAATACCCGGGCGGCACCCTAAAGGAAGCATCCATGACGCTTGCAGACATCCGCTCCGCCATGGAGCGCGAATACAGCCAGATCTTCGGTACGGTTCACGAGGAAGTTCACCGCTTCGTGTCCTGGCTGGAACAGCGGCAGAACGCCATTGACGCGGCAGTGAAGCTGCTGCAGGACAACGGCTACACCGTTTCCAAGGCTCAGTAAGAGCCAACCGCTCACCCGCACGTCACGCGGGGCAAATCCTCTACGGAGTTCCCATGTTCAAGCCTCTAGGCGACCGCTTGGTCGTCCGTCTCGACGCGTCCATCCCTTCCGCAGCGAAGTTCGGGCTGTACCTGCCGCCGAAGACCGACAAGTGGCGAGCTAAAGACGGATCCATCGAAGGCGAGAACAGGGGAACGGTTGTCCGGGTAGGTCCTGGAACCAAGATGGAAACCACGGGCGAATACCTGCCGGTAACGGTTCAGGTGGGTGACATCGTTCGGTTCGGAGAACTCGAATACCCGACCGAGACCATCGACGGTGAGAAGTACGTGCTCATCAGCGAGCAGGACGTGCTGTGGGTGGAAGAGCCGGAGGCGGCATGACCTCGTTCAACGACGAGTTCCCGCACAGCCCGTACGCCCAGCTAGAACGTCAAGAGCTGAAGGCCCTACGAGCGTTCTACATGGCCTGGCTCGGCTTCCACGCAGCCAACCAAGAGACAGGCTCAACCGAGTTCAAGCGCACCCGCCTACAGCGCGCCGCACAAAAGCTCGCTGATGCAGTGGCGGAGGTGCGCAAGTTCGACCCGAAGGTGGTGCAGTGACCTACCCGAAGGAAGTGGCGGATGTCATCTGCGCCCGACTGGCCGAAGGTGAAAGCCTGCTGAGCATCTGCCGGGATGAGGGTATGCCCAGCTACGCGACGGTGAAGCGCTGGGAGATCGAGGACGAAGAGTTTCGAGCCAATTCCACGCGCGCGCGGGAAATCGGTTGCCACGCACTAGCGGACGAGTGCCTGGAGATTGCCGACAAGAAGGACGGCGACTTCGTCAACGGTGACGACGGGCCAACCTACGTTCCCGAGGCCGTGCAGCGCTCCAAGCTGAGAATCGAGACGCGCCTGAGGCTGTTGGGGAAGTGGCTGCCCAGGGTCTACGGCGACAAGCTGCAGACCGAGCTCACTGGCGCCAACGGCGGCCCGGTGCAGATCACGGCCAGCTCGCACGACGAGGCGCTGTGAGTGCAGCTCACCGCCCGACAACTCCAGGCCCAATCGATTCTGAGCGGGCCGGCAACTCACTGCATGCTCTTCGGGGGCAGCCGCTCCGGTAAGACGTTCCTGCACTGCCGGAACATCGCGTTTCGAGCGCTCAAAGCTCCAGGCAGCCGACACGGCATCTTCCGATTCCGGGCGCTCCACGTTCACGAATCCATCGTCCTGGACACGTGGCCCAAGGTGATGAAGTTGGCGTTCCCTGGGGTGCGGTGGACGATGCACAAAGGCGATGGATACGCCACGATTCACACGGGGTCAGAGGATTCCGAAATCTGGTTCTCCGGGCTCGATGACAAAGAGCGCGTAGAGAAGGTGCTGGGCAAAGAGTTCGCCACGCTGTATTTCAACGAGTGTTCGCAGATCCCGATGGGCTCGGTGGACATCGCAGTGACCCGACTGGCGCAACTGGTCAACACAAAGATCCAGGGCAAACCAGAAACGCCGCTGAAGGTCAGGGCGTATTACGACTGCAACCCGCCGTCAAAAGCCCACTGGACCTACAAGCGGTTCATCGAGAAGCGAGACCCGGAGACGGGTAGGCCGCTCTCGAATCCAGGCGATTACGCATCGTTCCAGATCAACCCGCAGGACAACGCGGAGAACCTGAGCGCGAACTACCTCGCGACCCTTCAAGGGATGAGCGCGAGGCTTCAGAAGCGCTTTCTCAAAGGCGAGTTCGCGGATGCGACGCCGAACCAGTTGTTCCCGCCCGAGACCGTGGACCGTTGGCGAACAGATTCGCTGCCTGACATGGTGCGTGTGGTGGTCGGTGTTGACCCGTCCGGGTCGGGGGATGTGGACAACGCGGACAACGATGCGATTGGCATTGTGGTGGGCGGTCTTGGCACTGACGGCAACGCGTATCTGTTGGAAGACTGCACGGCCAAGGCTGGCCCAGCTACTTGGGGCCGAATCGCGGTGAACGCCTGGCAGCGACACGACGGTGATTGCATCGTCGGTGAAACGAACTACGGGGGCGAGATGGTGCTTCAGACCATCCGTTCCGCAGCATCGGCCGAGAGTGTTCGGCCATCGGTCAAGAAAGTCACCGCATCGAGGGGCAAGGTTCAGCGAGCCGAGCCCTTCAGTGCTTTGTACGAGCAAGGAAAGATCCGCCACGCAGGTGAGTTCAGAGAGTTGGAAGACGAGATGACCGCATTCAGCACCTACGGCTATTTGGGCGAGAACAGCCCGAACCGGGCCGACGCATGGTTCTGGGTGCTGGCGGAGCTGTTCCCGGGTCTCGTGAAGTCCGCCCCTCAAGAAAAGAAGCCGCCCAAGCCTCGGGTTGTGACCAGCACTTCGGGCTGGATGGGTTGAGATGAACGTCATCGAAGAAGCCCGCAAGCGCCTGAAGCTCTCGGTCGATGCGGACGGGGAGAATCGCGCCCTCGCGATTGAAGACCTGAAGTTCGCTTCGGGTGAGCAGTGGCCCGATGAGATTCGGATGCAGCGGCAGCTTGACAAGCGCCCCTGCCTGACGATCAACAAGACGGACACGTTCATTCGTGCGGTCGTCAACAACATGCGTCAGCAGCGCCCCCGGATCAAGGTGCATCCGGTATCTGATGGCGCTGACGAGAAGGTCGCGGATGTCATTCAAGGCCTGATCCGACACATAGAGATCAACTCGAACGCGGATCTCGCTTACGACACCGCCGCGGACTATCAGGTGCGGATGGGCTGGGGCTACATCCTCGTCCGCTCCGACTACATCTCACCCGACAGCTTCGACCAAGAGCTGTACATCGACCGGATCCGAAACCCGTTCTCGGTGTACTTTGACCCAAGCTCGATCTCTCCTGACGGTTCCGATGCTGAGTGGTGCATCATCACCGAGCGGATGAAGCGGGAGGCTTTCAAGCAGCAATATCCCCAAGCGGATCCTGTTGACTTCAAGGCCATGGGGGAGGGCGACGACATTCCTCTGTGGGCGACGAAGGAAGAGATCACCGTCGCCCAGTATTACCGGGTGGTCGAGACCCCCGACATGCTGTGCATGACCACGGACGGGCGGAAATACTGGAAGAGCCAGTTCCAGGCATACCAGGAATACAAGAACGCCGGCCTGATCGCTGCGGAGCGTGAGTCCATGCGCCGGGCTATCAAGTGGTCCAAGATCACCGCCAAGGAAGAGCTCGAATCCATCGACCTGAAGGGGAAGTACATCCCCGTGGTCCCGGTGTACGGGGCCGAGCTGGTCATTGATGGGAAGGTCCAGCGCTTCGGCATGACCCGGCAGTTGAAGGATCCGCAGAAGATGTACAACTTCTGGCGGACCTCCGAGACGGAGGTTGTTGCGCTCGCCCCTAAGGCCCCCTGGCTTATGGCTGAGGGTCAAGACGAGGGAATGGAAGACGAGTGGGAGACCGCGAACAACCGTTCGTTCTCTCGCCTCAAATACAAGCCCATCGTTGACGATCAGGGGAATGCTCTTCCGCCTCCGATTCGACAGCAGCCCCAGCAGATCCCGGCGGCCCAGGTGAATGCGGCGATGGCCGCCAGCGAGGACCTGAAGGCCGTTGCGGGCATGTTCGACCCCGCGCTTGGCGCTGAGGGGAACGAGACCTCCGGGCGGATGGTGGACAGCCGTCAACGGCAGTCGGACCTCTCCAACTTTCACTTCTACGACAACCTCACCCGCTCGATCCGGCACATCGGAAAGATCCTGCTGGACCTGATCCCCTACTACTACGACACCCAGCGGGTCGTTCGGATCATCGGTGAGGATGGAGAGCCCGAGTCCGTCACCTTGAACCAACGCCAACTTGATGAGATGGGCGCCGTTCAGAAGGTCCTGAACGACGTTCGGGTGGGTCTCTATGACGTGGTGATGGACACCGGCCCGGGATATCAGACCCGCAGACAAGAGGCCGCTGCTGGAATGCTCGAAATGCTCAAGACCGAGCTTGGCAAGCAGATCGGGGCGGTTGCGGGTGATCTGGTGGTGAAGCAGTTCGACATCCCCGGTATTGAGGCTGTGGCAGATCGACTCGCAGCGGCCAATCCCATGGCGCAGATGGAAAAGCAGCTTCCGAAGGACCTCCCGGACGAGGCCAAGCACGTCATCATGGCCCTCATGGCGCAGCTCAAGCAGGCCCAACAACAGGCCCAACAGCTCGCGATGGAGAAGCAGGCCCACGTCTTCGGTGAACAGGTCAAACAGCAGGGTAAGTTGGCCTCCGATCAACTGTGGGGCCATGTGGAGCTTCAGAAGACCCAGATCCAGCAGGACGGCGAGAACCGCCGGACTCTGGCGAAGGAGCATGCGGCCAACGAGCGGAACACCGACGACAACCGCACATGGTTGACGGTGGACTCGATGAAGGTCCGGGAGGATCGATTCGAGGCCATCTTGGACGCCCACACCGATATCAAGTTGGCGAAGGATCGTCCTCCGCACAACGAACCCGCCTAGCTCGCGTTAAGAGCCACGCACAGGCCCTACGGGGCCTTTTTTCATTTCGACGGAGCACGTTACGCCCATGTCTGAAGCCAGCAAATCGGCTGAATCGACCCCTGCACGAAACGCAGGTCGCAACATCGTGACAACGACTAGCGAAACCATTGCGGCCATGTACTCGCCGCCCGCTCCCGCGTCAGAGGGGGCCTCGAAGGAGGCGCCGAAGGAAGAGGTGAAAACCGAATCCCAGGCCGAGGACAACCGCAAAGACGGCAAGAAAAAGGGTTTCCAAGAGCGCATTTCTGAGCTTGTGAACCAGCGCAACGAGTCAAAGGCGAAAGCCGATGCCGCGGAGCGCCGGGCCGCAGAGCTGGAAACGCGCATCAAGGAGCTTCAAGCCCGCCCGGATCCCATCAAGGAAGAGCCTCGGCCCTCCCGCGACAAGTTTGCATCGGATGACCAATATCTCGATGCGCTTGCCGAGTGGAAGGCCAACCAGGTGATCGCCAAGCGGGAGAAGGAGAAGGCTGAAGCCGAAGCCAAGGAAGCGCAGGAAGCGCTCGCCAAGGCATGGGTTCGCCGCCAGAAGCAGGCCATGGCAGAGATTGACGACTATTCCGAAGTCATCGGGAAGTCGGAAATCGCTCTTCCTGGGCATCTGCATCAGGCGATCCTCGAAAGCGATATTGGTCCGCACCTCGCGTACTACTTCGCCAAGCACCCCGACGAGGCCAAGCGGTTTGCGTCCATGACGCCGACCACGGCCCTTCGTCAGCTTGGGAAGTTGGAAGACCAGTTGACCGACATCGAGGAAGACCCCAAGGAATCCAAGACTGCCGTCGAAGTAAGCAAAGCGCCCCCGCCGGTGAAGCCGGTCAAGACGGAAGGGCCGGTCACTTCGACTCCCAAGAGCTTTGAAGAGTACCGGGCCAAACGTCAGGCCGAGCGAAAACGATAGGAGCGCTTCAACCGAAACGAGCCCGCCACTGAGCGGGCTTTTTGTTTGGAGCAGTCATGGCAAATACCTTGCTGACCATCAGCGACATTACCAACGAAGCGCTGATGATCCTTGAGAACGAACTCGTTCTCGCCGACAAGATCAATCGAGAGTACGACGACAAGTTCGGCATCGATGGCGCGAAGATCGGCTACACGATCAACGTCCGTCGTCCGGCCCGCTTCCGCGGTACGGCAGGCCCGAACCTGAACGTCGAAGACTTCGTTGAAAGCTCGGTCCCGCTGACCCTTTCGACGCAGTTCCACGTTGACACGCAGTTCATCACCAGCGACCTCCTGCTGTCGATGGACATGTTCTCTCAGCGCGTCCTGAAGCCCCAGGTGGCGACCATCGCCAACCGCGTGGACTACGACCTCTCGGTGGCGATGCGCAACAGCGCGTTCAATATCACCGGCACCCCGGGCACGGCCCCCACCACGGTGACCCCGTTCCTCCAGGCTGGCGCTTGGCTGGACTCGGAATCGGTCCCCCGTGATGGCAACCGCTACATGGTGCTGGACCAGTGGACGCAGGCCTCCATGGCCGGCAACCTGACGGGCCTCTTCAACCCGCAGGTCACCATCAGCGAACAGTACAAGAAGGGCCTGCTGGGCAAGGCGACGCTTGGTTTTGATTTCTACATGGATCAGAACATCGTCGCGAAGTCCTTCGGTGCGCTGGGCGGTACTCCGCAGTTCGACAACACGCAAACCTCGTCGGCGGTCATCTCCACCGGCTGGGTGCAGCGTGGCACGTTCGGCACCAAGGGTTGGACGAACTCCACCGCCGTGGTGAAGGTTGGCGACGTCTTCTCGTGCGCCAACGTCAACGCGGTCAACCCGCAGAACCGTCAAAGTGTGGGCAAGGCCCGCTTCTTCGTTGTGGTTGCCCCCACGGGCACCCCGTCGAACGGCACCTATTCGCCCAACCTGGACCCGGTGACCGGCGTGGACATGGGCGGCACCTACACCTCTGATGGTTCGGGCAAGCTGCAACTGACCGTTCAGAACGCCTGCATCTCCGGTGGTCAGTTCCAGAACGTGGATGCCGCTCCGGCGAACTCGGCCAACCTGACCTTCGTGGCCTCTGGCTCTGCCTCTGGCCCGCAGAACCTCGCGTTCCACCGCGACGGCTTCTCGCTGGTCTCGGCCGACCTCCCGCTGCCGGGTGGTGTGGACATGGCGGCTCGTGCTGCTGCCAAAGACATCGGCATGTCGATTCGCGTGGTGCGTCAGTACACCATCAACAACGACGCTCTGCCGACCCGTCTCGATGTCCTGTACGGCTACGGCGCTCTCTACCCCGAGATGATCGCCCGCGTGTCCGGCTGATGAACGAAGGCCCTTCGGGGCCTTTCTCTTTGAAAGGAACAAACCATGTCTTCGACCAATCCGGGTCCGGCTACCACCAGCACGGCCAACACGATGTTGGCGACGACCCCGCCGAATGGGGTCAACAACTACACCGCCAACACCGCCACCTCGGCCACGACCCTCGCAGCGTCGTCGCTCGTCGTTGGTGATCTGGTGGTGGTGAACATGACCGGCACCCTCGGCGCTGGCGCCAACCTCACGACCGACACCGCGGCGAACTGGATCGCTGCTCAGGGCGTCCCCACTGGGGATTACATCCTGCGCATCATCAACTCGTCCTCGGGTGCTTTCTCGTGGACCGTGGTGGCCGGTACTGGCGTGACCCTCAACGGCACCGCAACCATCGCCCAGAACACCTGGCGCGAGTTCCGTGTGCAGTTGAACCAGTCGGCCGGCACCGTGACGATGCAATCCATCGGCACTGGCACCTACAGCTGAGATCACGGGCCGCCTTCGGGCGGCTCTTCTTTTGGGGTGATGTATGGCCCTTCAGGTCTCCGAAGTCTCGATTGCGATGGACTTCGGCGGGCGGTCCCAAGTGGTGTCCGTTTCGTCGTCGGCAACGCAATCGAACCCCATCAACGCTGCCAACGTGGTGGTCACGCCCACGGTTCCCTGTTTCGTCAGACAGGGAACGAACCCAACGGCCGTCAATGACGGCACGGACATCTTCCTTCTCGCGGCTCAGTACCGCGTGATCGGAGTCAGCCCGGGCAACAAGCTCTCCTTCATCGCGCTTTCGGGTGGATCCACGGGATCCGTCTACATCACCCCGGAGGCGTGAGATGTTCGCGAAGTCCTCGACCTTCCCTCTTGGCGGGAATCAGTTCGGCATCCAAAGCCCCGTCCTCCCTTATCGGGAAAAGCCGCTGGCAGCCCTGCCTACGGTTTCACAACCCATCATCAACTTCATCACGACGTTCGCGAGTGATGGAGACGGGACGGGGAATATCCATCAGGACTGGGGTGGCATGCAGAAGGAACTCGCCGTCATGATGGGCGACGGGACTGTCTTCTGCGCGTACATCCAGAACAACGCGGGGACCGATCGTTTGGTCCTGATGCGGTCTCCGACGGGTGGCCCTACGAGCGGGGGGTCGTGGACCCAGGTGGCTACGGTGGCCACGGACTTCTACAAATCCATCGTTCTTCGGGACAACACCCGGGATCACCTGATCTGGGCGACGATGGAAGGCACGAGCGGAAGCTATGTCTGCAACCTCCGGGTCTACGACAGCACCGGGGCTCAGGTGGGTTCGACATTCCCCGTATGTCAGGCGGGGAAGGGTATCGCTGAGGGCCTGCTGAATACGGGCTTTTATTTCAACGGCGGGATTGGTGCGGGCGGGACGGTGATCCTCACCGGCTGGGTTCTGCCTCAACCTGTCGCCCTCCAGAACAACACGACCCTTCAGTGCCGGAAGAAGGTCCAGCGAGTCAAGTGGAACGGAAGCACCTGGACGGCTGACCCCTGCAAGCTCGGCCCTCCTGGGGTGCGGGCGGACTACGACGCAGTGTTGGTTGGGGCGAATGGAGATCCAGACCAGGTGCTGGGTCTTTGTCAGGGCAACGTGGCGATGTGGGAGGCGGTCAGCTACTTCACGCCTGAACGCCTGTCTCCGGCGCGCCTGTCAGGCTTTTATGCCTTTGATCGCATCGGGACGTGGGGCTACAACTTCCGCACGGGCGACTGGCTGCCCCCGAAGTGGATTTCTCCGAACATTCCGTGGCAGATCAGGCCTTGGGATGGAGACGGAAGCTCCTACAACGCCTCCAACGACATCCCTGAATGCCGATTCAAGCAGGCCACCATGAACCCTATTACGGGCGACTGGTGGGTCCCGTATCACTGCATCGTCCCCAAGCCTTACGCGGCTGGGTTCACGTGCACTGGATCGATCAGCGGCAACACGCTGACCGTCACCGCGGTCACTGGAACTCCGCTGTCGGTGGGAACAACGCTGACAGCACATTCGCTGGCCGGCACGGGGATGCTCCCCACCAAGATCATCGCGTTGGGCACCGGTACTGGTGGCACTGGAACGTACATCCTCGACACGCACCAGACGATTGCGAGCGGAACAGTCTCCGGCTGCAATCCCGCCAACCCTTCGACCACTCAAACGCCGACCTCTTCATGGCGAATCATGATCGTCACCCAGAAGGGTGACGTGAAGTGGGATGGGGATGTCTTGAATGTCGGGTACGGGCAATTGGGCCTGTACTCCATGTCCACCGGAAAGATGATCGCCGTCTTCCTGGCGTTGGGCAGCGACACCACCAACACCAACTGCCATATGTGGGCGCTGTCTCAGGCCGCTGACGGCAGCATCAACACGATCAATCTGGACCTCGCGAGCCAACGGAACTCCGACAACAACCCGACCGGCAACGCCGGATTTGGGTGTGTGAATGCTTATCTCGGGGGCGCCGCGACTTCTCCGGCTCGCTCATCGAATCAAGGCCCGATTTTCCCGGACCCGCTGTTCGGCAGCCAACAACGAGACGGGATGGTGCCGCTGATCATTTCTCGGCGAGCCACTGACCACAACGCGGGGGCGACCCCCACGACAACGAACGATTCGACGGGTCACAAGATGGACTTCGCCCAGGTCTCCGCACCGCTATGACCACTGCACTGGACATCATCAAGGGCGCCCTTCGAAAGATCGGCCAATACGCCCCAGGCGAAACCATCGCAGCGGCCGATTCAACCGATGCTCTGGACCAGCTCAACGCGATGTTGGACCTCTGGAGCACGGAACATCTCGCGATCTACAACAACGTCGAGACCGTTTTCAACTTCACGTCTGGGAAGGGCTCCTACACCGTTGGAACCGGCGGAGACATCAACATCGCCCGTCCGCTGAAGATCACCGGCGGGTACACCCGGATCACGAACGCGAACTCCAACGTTGACTATCCCTGCACTGAGATCGCGTTCGATCAGTACGCAGCGATTGGCCTGAAGAACCAGCCCGGTCCATGGCCCAAGGCCATGTACTACAACACCAGCTATCCACTGGCGCAGTTGGTGTTCTGGCCCGTTCCCTCTTCGGGGTATGAGTTCCACCTGTGGACGGACATGGTGTTCAGCCAGTTCTCGGGGCTCACCTCGACGGTTTCGATGCCCCAAGGCTACATCCTGGCCCTTGAGACGAATCTGGCGTGTCTCATCGCT